AGCAGACACCATGAAGATGGAGAAAGACGCGGCGGAGAGCAACCCGCTTGACGTGATTTGGGTCGATACATTGAAGGATGAGAGACGACCGAACGAGAAAGCTGACGCAGGAAACACGAGAGTAATTTCCAACGGACCCATGCATTTTAACATACTTTTCAGGATGTATTTTATGGCGGCACTAGCTTTCATAAGACACAACAGGATTTTCAACGGAGTAGCCGTCGGGATCAACGTTTGGGATAGAGAGTGGGACCACTTAGCTAAGTGGCTCCTAGCCAATTCCAAACGACTGATAGACGGAGACTTCAAGAATTTTGACGGAACGTTGATGGACCAATTCATGTGGAAAATATTTTGGATTTTGGATTCAATGTATGACGACGAATTTCACACGATACGATACAACCTCTGGTACCAGGTGGTTTATGCCATACGAGTATGCAGAGGTGTTGTCTATCAATGTACACACAGCCTACCATCAGGATTTGTCGCGACGGCGGAAGTTAATTCGCTTTTTGTGAATTTAGTCTTTCGTTGCGCATATTTGATGTTAGCAGCTGTTCATTGCCCCGCAGAGTGTTCTATGAAGTCGTTCAATGAGAACGTACGACTCATAGCATACGGAGACGACAATGTGCTGTCTATTACCCCGAAGGTACTAGGATGGTTCAACATGGAGACTTTGGTCAAAGTGATGAAACTTTTTGGTATGGAATATACAGCAGCAGACAAGAGTGCCAATATCGTAAACAACAAAACGATTGAGGAGATTTCTTTTCTGAAACGAGGATTCAGGATGGTAGACAGCGTGTTTGGAAACACAATGGTTTACTTGTGCCCCGCAGAATTAGCGACGAGACTGGAGATGTTGAACTGGACGAAGCAGAGGAATTTCGATTCTAACCCCGAGGAGAGTGATGTGGTTTCCGAAGTCATCAAGGAAATCGCAATGCACGGAAAAGCCGTGTACGACGAGATAGTCCCAAAAATTGTCAACGCCGCCCACAAGGCTGGCGTTACAGGGTTCAGAGATGAGGGACTATATCATTACCACCACCCATTCATCTCTGGACACAAAGTCCCCCCTACGATGTGATCTTGCTTAATGTATACAAAATTCATGATGTAAATAAAACATTTAGTAGTGCTATTGTAGGAAGCCGTGTAGATATTCATCTTTATATCCTAGGACCACGGAAAGCAGCCCTTTACTGTCCAAGGAACCATCATTGCAGCATACAGATTAAGTAGTCATATGCCTAAGGAACTTACTTACTGACCAAAATTTCAATTCAAACCCAGACATTTTAGCCGTTACGACCCCAGATTTAAACGATACAATTACCCTCCGTGATGACGGTACGAGAGTCACCGACTCTTTTACTGCTTGCGAAGGGGATTTGCCCCCCATGTTGTATGATTGCATAGGAGAGAAGCGCGATCATTCGATTTCAGATTTTTTAAGCAGATACGCTATCATTCAACAAGGAGCTTGGGCATCCACTTCAACCAGAGGTGCTGTCCTAGCAAATTTGACCTTTCCAAAACAATTATTCGACACCGGATCATACAAAGTTTTACAAAATACAAACAAGTTAGATGGATTCACAGGTTTTAAGGCCAAGGTGCGAGTACGTATTGAGATCAACTCTCAACCGTTTCAAGCCGGAGCCCTATTGTTACATTACGTGCCATATTCAGAATACATGCAGTCACATACCCAATGGTATGCCACTTCTTCTGTAGCCGATCCGGTTGCAGCTTCAGGATGCCCCCACGTAGTTATGAATTTAGCTAACACCACTTCTATGGAATTTGTTACCCCTTATGTTTCACCATATTTGTTTTTTAACCTTGCCACAGGACAGGGGTCCTTTGGTAATGTTGTCATTTCTGTCATTTCACCTTTGTCTTCACAGAGCGCGACGTCAGCTAATTACACTATTTGGGCTAAATTTGAGGACATTGAGCTAAGGTATCCCACTGACGCTCCGCTAACCACAAGTTTCGCCCAGATTGGTAATGAAGTTGCCAAGATGGAGTCGAGGGGGTCTATCTCCTCGACAGTTGGTAGCGTTGGAAACGCTATCGCAGATGTTTTGCCGTGGGTGGGTCTTGGTTGGCTTTCTTCGCCGGCTAGGATGGCGTCCAGCGCTGGAGAATCTGTGCTTAAGATGCTTGGTTTTTCGAAGCCAGGTGTTGAAGCGCCGGTAACCCGCGTGAAACAATCCCCCGCCCAATATTTCATAAATAGCGATGGTGCAGACACTACACACAAACTTTCAGTTTCTGCAGCAAACGCTTTGATCACCCCATCCGGGTGGGCAGGCACAGATTCAGATGAAATGCGTTTGGATCACATAGCCTCTAGGCCGTGTTATTCAACTGCTTTTAACTGGGCCGGCACCGACACCGCCGACAAATCCCTGTTCCTCCTACCCGTATCACCAATGTACACCATGACCCCTGCTACCGCTATCCCCAACGCTTACGCCCGCGCCTTATCCATGCCTTTGTGTGCTAAAGTTGCCAGTTTCTTTTCTTTATGGAGAGGAACAATGGTATACCGCATACAGGTGGTAAAGACGCAGTTTCATTCCGGACGCCTTCGCATTTCATATCGCCCATACATTTACGCCGATAACACTAAAATAGCCGACATGCCCGCATACGCTTACACTGAAGAAATAGATTTATCTAGTGGTACTGACTTCACTTTCGAAATCCCTTTCGTTTCCACTCGCCCGTGGATGCAAACTTATTACGACCTTAAATCATCTTTAGCCAGTGGTGACGCTCGCAACGCCGCAACTGGTTGTGTTCAAATTTCTGTTATCAACCCCCTTGTCAATCCCGTCAACGTTTCTTCTACTGTAGAGGTTCTAGTTTATGCTAGTATGAAGGATGCCCAATTCGCTTCCCCCATTAGACCCATAATTTTACCATACAATATTCCAAATGTCGCCCAAATTGGCAAAGCCAGACTTATCAAAACCGAAGAGTCCAGTGCAATGCAGAACGTTCCCAGCGAGCTGCCATTGTTGCCCTATTCTACATGCGTTGGAGAGGTAGTTACATCGTTTCGACAATTGTTGAAGCGACAATCCTACTTAGGCAGAGCTACTATCACCAAAGCAGCTGCCACCACCTCCTCCGCAGGTTCAACAGGTTCCGGATTCGTCCTTTTTCCCTGGGCCCCCGTTATGCCGCAAGTAGGTACTTTTACCGTTGCAGCTAATGGAGGCATGACCCCCACATACAACAACAATTACACTTGGTTTGACAATGGCAACCGTCAGGTTACCGATGCATATTCAAATGTTTATTCTATGTTTTCTTTCTTTAGAGGCTCTGTTCGATACAAACTCGCCCTTGTCAACAAGGGAGCAAATTACGACCCAAAGTTGCCGGTCAAAATTTACATTAATATTGTCGCCGCTCCAGCTGACGAAACATGGTCACCCTCCATGCAAGCCAACGCAGCAGGCCCTACTAATTTAGGTACTGGCCCCATTCAACCACTTGTTGACGATTCTAAATTGTCTACAGCAACTCTAAAATCCAATTTTGCGTACACCCCAGGTCTCGCCGAATACAATATCGTTGTTTACCCAGATTTGGAAGGAGTCATTGAGTTCGAAGTGCCATTCCAGGCATCAGGACATATGTGCCCAACCAACTATGGCATTAACAACGCCACAAACACCCGATCAATCTTTAACCCGATTCCCAAAGTAACCATCGTAGGTACCCCTACCTCTGGTGGCAATTCACTTCAGGATTGTTCCTTCGACATTTACCGTGCCGTGGGAGACGATTTTTCATTTGGTGGTTTGCTAGGTGCGCCTTCTCAGGCTCTCTGGTACGCTTCCAACAACCCAACTTAAGACTTTTCAATAGTCCACTGGAACATCCACTTTGGATGAGCTTTTGATCCACACTTAGAAACAGTTCTTTAACCCCATACTTACACGACCGCTCGCAAAGCAATAGCGGTTCTGGTCTTAAGGTAGCATCCAAAACTCTTTACAGTAATGTTTTGAGATCTAATGACGTTCGGTCCCCTCGTGGGCTCGGGCGTTGGGTATATCTTTTGATTTTCTTCTAATTGGTTCAAAAAAAAAAAAAAAAAAAAAAAAAAAAATAGGGTTTTGGGTTGGGGTTTGGGCATCCAAATATAGGTAAGT